AATCTTCTTGGTAGTCCTTCTAGTGTTTCTTTTATTACTAAAAAGTTTCTACCATTCGATGAAGAATTAGTATTACTTATGGATACTGAATTCTATCACAGAATGAGATATGATCATGGTATGCCATATATCATTGAAGAGTATTTAACATCAAATAGAGAGCATGATAATCGTGTTAGTTCTTCGACTGTTAAATATAATGCTAGGGTAGAACACCCTGAAGGTCCTTGGTTAGTTAATACCGAAGAACTTAATTATGTTATTGACAAACATTTAGAAACAAGAAAGTATCCAGATGAAAAAGTTTGATTTATCAAGGGCAACCTTTATTATCCCAATCAGAATAGAATCTGATGACAGATTGAGGAATGTAATCACCTCAGTCTGTTTTTTATTGTCTAATTTTGATACTAATGTAATTATCAAAGAGGTTGATAAGACCTCTGTATTTCACGAGAAAGCACTCCCACAGATCAAAGATTTTTGTGAGGACATTAGTGACCTAACTCATGTGTTTGAACAGTCAGACTCACCTTCTTTTCATAGACAGAAGGTTCTGAATGATATGATTATGATGTCCACCACACAAGTGGTTGTGAATTATGATTGTGATATTATCCTTCCCATTGCTTCTTACATGCAAGCATATGATAGGATTGTAACTGGATCATCTGATGTTGTTTATCCCTATGGTAGTGGTAACTTCCAACTTCAAGTATTTGGAGATGACCAAGTTGTTACTAACTTTCTTGTGAATGAGTTTGACTTCTCTGCATTCAAAGATGTATTAAAAGTCTATGATGCAAAGTATGGATTTGTTCAGTTCTTCAATAGAGGTGTCTATATTGAAGGTGGATTAGAGAATGAAAACTTTGTTGCATATGCACCAGAGGATGTTGAAAGACATTATAGATACACTACACTGGGATACACTGTATCTAGAATCAACGATGTAATCTACCATTTAGAACATTCTAGAACTCCAAACTCATGGTTTAGTAACCCATTCATGCATTCAAATAATGTTGAGTGGGAAAAGATACAGAGGATGGACAAAGAAACTCTAAAAGAATATATCACTAGTCAAGATTATTATAAGGTGAGAATTGATGGACAAAAATAAGGCAGTATTCAAACTCAAAAATATTGGCCCAATCTATTGTATCAATCTCGATGATCAACCTGAAAGATGGGAGTACATGGAGAACCAGTTCAAGTACTGGGAGATTGAAAACTACACTAGAGTCTCTGCGTATGATGGTAGAGAGGATGACCTAAGTGAGATACTCAAGGGTCGTTATCCAGACATGATGAGTTCTGGTGAGATTGGTTGTACTACATCTCACTTGAAAGCAATCAAACAATTTTATGATTCAGGTGAACCCTATGCAATCATGATGGAAGATGATTGTGAACTTGATTTGGTAAGGTTCTGGAATTTTACTTGGCAAGACTTCTATGCCAAGATTCCTTATGACTGGGATGTATGCCAGATTGCAATCATCTGTACAGGAGATATTCATATCAAAGTTCATAAGAGGTTTGTGAATGAGTTCTCTACTGCATGTTATCTGATAACACGTCATCATGCTGAGAAGTTAATTCGTCTTCATTGTAGAGGTGACAAGTACAAACTGGATAATGGTGTCAGACCACGGCCAGTTGCTGATGACCTGGTGTATAACTCAGGTAACACCTACGCCCTNCCACTCCTTCTGTATAAGACGGAACTGGGTTCAAGTATTCATCCTGACCATGTTGATGCATTCCATAAAGGAAATTATCAAGCTCAGATGAATTTCTGGAGTCAGAAGGGAGCACAGATGTCCATCAATGAACTGATGGAGTTTGATCCTTACCTGGGTCGGGTATCTGATCCAACACAACAAAAGGGTTGACAAGACCCTACTCTTATGATATATTATAAATATACTGGTGTTAGGGGTTATCTTAACACTAAGTAATAAAACCAATCTCCGCAAACTTGAGCAAGGTTTTATATGATAAATCAGAGACAAGTCGAGTCTCTTAACATCCGTAGGTTAATCTCTACGAGACAAAAAAGGTAAACAAAAATGTTCAAATCTGTATTCGCAGCAACTGCTGCTCTGTCCATGTCCGCTGGTGCCGCCCTTGCAGGTCCCTACGTCAATGTAGAAGCTAATTCTGGTTGGACCGGTTCTGATTACGGCGGTACTTCCACCGATCTTCACGTTGGCTACGAAGGTGAATTCGGTGAGAGTGCTTCTTACTACGTCCAAGGCGGTGCTACCGTCGTCTCTCCTGATGGTGCTGAGTCCGATACCGTTCCTTCTGGTAAGGCAGGTCTTGGTCTTGCATTGACCGATGCTCTTGGTGCTTATGGTGAAGTCTCCTTCGTTGGTAGTGGTGACAGTGACATCGATCGCGGTTATGGTACCAAGTTGGGTCTGAAGTACAGCTTCTGATATTCAATATAGACATATAAACATCTAGATGTTATACTAGGGATGCGACGGCATCCCTTTTTTTATGGAATATACACCACCAGCTCTTTGTATCAGAAGTATTACTCCCTCTGATACTACAGGTAAAGTACTTATAGATATGCCATCTATATGGAGAGATAGCGATACTATAAACACTCTAGAGATTGACGAAACAATAGTTGAATTTATTATGAGTGAACCTTTCGTTGTACCTATGTGTCCCCCTGGATGGCCAAATCCCCCTACTGATGTAGAATGAAAAAATATTTACTAACCGTAGTTACAAATCCTGCAGCTCAAGTATCAGTCTCCTTGTTAGGGATACTGATATTGATAAGTGCATTACACAATCATGCTCACTATGAGATGAGTAATGATCCTGATGGATATGTGTATCAATGGTGTAAGAAAAATCCTGAGAGATGCAAGTACACTCCCCGGTAACCCCATAAAACTTGACAAATATTTAACATTACTATATAATTATGTAATAGTTCTTTACATAAGACAATGACAGTCACAACTAATGATCGTGGACAACAGAACATGTGGGCACAAGAACCCCGTATGTACGTGGATCCAATTGCTGCAGAACGTTACGGTTATGAAAGTTATGCAGAACGTGCAGAGAAAATGAATGGTCGTTTCGCCATGATGGGTTTCGTTGCCGGTATTATTTCTTATGCAACAACTGGTAGTCTCTTCTTCTTCGGTGCCTTTGGTATCTGATAGATGATGGTATCATCACATATTCATGTAAAAAGGAGTACTTGACAATGACACAATTTTTCTTTACTATAACTAGTGTAGCCTTCTTTGTTTTGTTGGCTTACTCAGTAGAAAAATTATCAGAGACTTACTAATGACATTCAGTGTTACTCTTCGATCTTCGGACGGATCTGAACAAACTATCGAATGTGATAGTGATCAATACATCCTAGATGTTGCCGAAGAACAAGGTATCGATCTTCCATATTCTTGTCGAGCAGGCGCATGTTCATCTTGTTGTGGTAAGATTGTAAGTGGTACAGTTGATCAAAGTGATCAATCATTCTTGGATGATGATCAAATTGAAGAAGGATTCGCACTTCTATGTGTCTCATATCCTACTTCAGACTGTGTAGTCGAGACTGAAAAAGAAGAAGATCTCTCTTGATTATGTCTAATCCCAATGCTCTCTATGAAGACATGGAGAGACTAAATGCCCTATACGAAGAACTCTGTTGGGCACATGGTGATGAACTAGTATTCACACATGAAAATGGCAGAGTCGTTATCTACAACAAAACACAGGAGAAAACAAATGAACGAAAGAGCAGAACGCATTAACGGTTGGGCAGCAATGCTTGGAGTCATCGCAGCCATCGGTGCATATGCAACAACAGGGCAGCTAATTCCTGGAATTTTTTGATGTTAATTTTAGGTTCTATTCTTCTGGGAACCTTTATCTTCTACTCTGTCTTCTTTACTGATGACATTGACGATGATGGGCCCCCAGATGATGGTATGATGCAACCAGTATATCAAGGTGTAAGGTCTCATTAGAGTCCCTTTTTAATAAATAAATTAACACCGCTTTCATCAAATGCCAGAGGAAGTTGCCAAGAAGGAAGAACCCAAAAAGAAGGGTATTCTGGGGAAAATAAAGGAGGCAACTGATGACAAAGAAGAACAGATTGCTATTTTGTCTACTTTTGTTAGGCTTGGTATCCTTGTTTGGAGTGGCGGAATACTCACGCTGGCATACATCAAACTTCCACCTGCACTCGGTATACCAGAGCAAAAATTAGATCCAACTTTTATCGCAAGCGTCTTTACTGGGGTGCTTGCGACTTTTGGTGTTCAGGCAGCAAAGAAAGCAGGAGAAGGTGGTGGATCTAATGGTGGCGGTATTACGAAAGACCAGATGGAAAGATTGATTGAAAAGGCAGCACAAACTGCACCG